TCCTGGCCGAGCTCGAACTCGATGCTTTCGGCCATGGTGCCGAGATGGCGGAAGAACACCGGGGTGGTGAGCTTGGGATGGCCGATCTCGATCGTGTGGCTCGGGATCTCGTCGGCCCCGCTCTGCCAGAGGTGCTCATGCCCGCCACCGGTGAGCCGCGGACCCGAGGGCGAAGCATGCGAGGCGGCGATGGTGAAGGCATTGCCAGAAGGCCCGGCCGTATCGAAGACGATCTCGAGCCGCTGGGTGCTGGCCGGACGGCTGTAGGTGCACTTGCTGATCTCGGGATTGGCCGAGGCGTTGAGATTGGTGACCAGCTGGTCGATGGTCTGGGTCACGGTCGCCTGGATCTGGGTCTGCAGCGCCCCCGGCGTGCCGGTGACGAAGGTCCACACCACCCCGTTGAGCGTGATCGTCTGCCCCGCGGCAGGGTTGGCGGCGAAGGTGATCGATCCGCGCGCGGCCACATTGCTGGTGACGGGCAGGCCGAACAGCGCGGTCAGCCAGAAGCCGGTGCCGCGCAGGTCGATCGGCACATCGATCTGCCCCTCGTCGGTGACGAGGCCGCGCCAGGGATCCTGCGCATTGCGCCCGCGCCCGAGCAGCGGATCCTCGCCGAGCGGCTGCATCGCGGACAGGTCGGTCGAGCGGAAGTCGAGGCTGCGCCAGCCGCTCGATGGCATCACGCCATAGCTGGTCTCGCGGGCGATCTTCAGCGTCGCGTCCGCGCCATAGGCACGCAGTTTGGGCATGGGTCATCTCCGGCAGGACTGGGGGACGGGAATGCCGCGCGGGCCATGCGCGCGCGGGACAGGATTATTGTTCCAAATCATGTGCTTGGTGAGTTGATAAGCAGCGCGGACAGAGCGAACAGGATGACACGCCGCGAGTTGCGGACGTGCATCGCAAGGGAGACCAAGCCATGAGCCAGACCACCACCGCCCGCCATGAGGCCCGCGCCGACGGGGGGTGCGCCGACGGGGCCCGCCGCAATCAGCAACAGGCCCTTTCCGCCTTCATCGCCGTCAAGGCCGAGATCGACACGCTGCTGGGCCAGCTGCGGGCGCTGAGCGACGAGCACTTCCATGCCGCGCCCGAGAGCGTGAACTGGGCCCATGTCGGCAGCATCGCCCACGCCCGCAACCAGCTGCGCGAGGTCGCCCGCTTCCTCGGGATCGAAGGCTGAGAGGCAGGGAGACCAAGCCATGCCCCGCTATGTGGTCACAATCGAAAGCCGTCGCCGCGCCCGCGAGCTTGCGGCTTTCAGCGACCATATCGACGCGCGACGTGCGCTGCATGAGGCGCTCGAAGCAGCGTCCGCCTCGTCGCGCCGCACCATCCACGGTCGGGTGACCGACAGCCAGACCGGGGACGTCATCACCCATGGCCGGGCATGGAATGGCTGGGTCGGGTTCATCTGACAGGACAGGGAAGGAACAGCATCATGAAACTCTCCGACACGCAGCTCGTGGTGCTCGCCGCAGCCGCGCAGCGCGAGGATGGCAATCTCCTGCCGCTCCCCGCCAGCCTTTCCGGCGGCCTGCGCGCGCGCAACGCCGCGCGGGTGGTGGAAGCGCTCAAGCGTCGCGGGCTGATCGCCGAGACCGTCACCAAGAGCTGGGCCAAGGCGGATCCTGCGTGCAACGCCTTCTGGCGCAACGACGAGGACGGCCGCGCCACCCTGCTCCACATCACCCACGCAGGCCTTGCCGCGATCGGGATCGCGCCGGAACCGGAACCGGATGGCCCGCAGGAGACCAGCGCCGCGCCCGATGCCGCAGCGCCAACGGCGACTGGCTGTCCGCACTGCGATGGTGCGGGCCGCCACCGGCATCAGGCCGGCACCGAGCTGGAGCACACCACCCGCTGCCATGTGTGCGATCCCGAACCGGAGACCGCAACGGTCAACGCCCCGCCTGCCGCTGCGCCGCCGCGCCGCGTTCGCCAAGGCACCAAGCAGGCCGCGCTCATCGCCATGCTCGAGGCGCCCGAAGGCGCCAGCGTGGCCGAGATCAGCGCCGCGCTGGGCTGGCAGCCCCACACCGTGCGCGCCGCGCTCTCCCATGCGCTCCCCCGCCGCCTCGGCCTTGCCGTCTCCTCGCAGAAGGAGGAGGGCCGGGGCCGGGTCTATCGTCTGGCAGCGGCAGGCTGAGCCATGGCCAAGGCCAAGCTGCACGACCGTCTGCTCGCCGCTCTCCTCGCCGCGGGCGAGCGCCGTGTGCCCGAAGCGGCCACGCAGCGCACCACCGTGCCCACCTGCAGCCATCCCAAGGCGCCGCAGGGCTGGCACTACCACGTCGGCCACGCCGGGGCCCTGCGCGTCGGTCCCACCGCCAGCGCCAGCCGCTAGGGCGAGCGAGACGCTCAGGGAGACGCTGCTCGGGATCGTGCGGCTGAAGCAGGTGGACTCCGACGGGCTGACTCGACAAGCCTGACTTGACATGTCAAGCAAGGCTTGACAGGGTGGGTCATGGAGATCGAAAGCATCGTCCACAAGGGCCTTCGCCGTTTTTTCGAGACGGGCGATCCCAAGGGCCTTGTCGGCGATGTCGCGCGGATCCGGCGGATGCTCGCCTTCATCGATGCTGCGGCAAGCTTCGAAGAACTGGCGCTTCCGCCCAATTTCGGGTTGCATCCGCTCAGCGGCGACAAGGCCGGACGCTGGGCCATGAGCGTGACCCGCAACTGGCGGCTGACCTTTGTGAAGCGCGATGCCTACACCATCGCCGAAGTCGATCTGGAGGATTACCACTGATGGCGCTTTCCATGCATCCCTCCTTGGCGGTTCATCCCGGCGAATGGCTGCGGCACGAGGTGCTCACGCCTTACGGGGTGAGCATCAATCGGCTGGCGCGCAGCTTCCATGTCTCGCGCCAGGCGCTGAGCAGCCTGCTCAACGGGCGGGCCGCGCTGTCGGCCGAGATGGCGATCCGCTTCGAGAAGGCCTTCGGTATCCGGGCCGAGACGCTCATGCGCATGCAGACGGCTCACGACATGGCGCGTGCCCGCGCACGGGCCGACGAGATCGTGGTCGAGGACCTGCGCCCCGCGGCCTGATCGCTCATGGACGTTGCCGGGACATTGCCTTATGACGCCGCCGCACCTCCGGTGGTTTCGACCGCTGGGCGCGGGGCCTCTTCGGGAGGCCCCTGCTTTTCGGGCCTCATGACGCGCCCATTCTGCCCAATTGCCTGACCGTCTGCCGCTCAGCCGCCGAGCGGATCGCTGACCAGATATTCGGCGGTCAGCACGATCCTCGCGCTGAGCAGCGGTGCGGCGCCCTCGATGGCCAGCACGCCGATCTCCGGGGCGGAGGGGACGAGCGTCTCGGCCAGCCCGCCGAGCGTCTCGTCTGCCGTGAGCGCGGCGCCGATCGCGCCAAGCAGGGCATCGAGCCCCGCCTCGCCGCCGCCACCGGCAGGCTGGGACATATAGGCCTCGAGCTCGATGCGGTGGCGGTACCATTCGCGCCGCGGGTTCAGCGTCACCTCGGGCTCGCCGGGCTCGCCGTCGCGCAGGATGACGAGCCCCTCTGCCGGCACCTTCTCCGGTAGTGCGGCATTGCGCCGCACCGGCGCTGACAGCCGAGCGCCGAGCTGCGCGGCGAGCGCGGCAAGGATGGCCTCCCGCTTCGACATGACATCTTCCCGATCGTCGTCAGTTCCAGCGCCGCACGATGCGCTCCTCGAGCCGCGCGATCCAGCGCTCGGCCGCGCCGCCCACATCGAGCCGTTTGCTGAGGCGCACCTGCGGCACCAGCACGAACAGCACCACGCTCACCAGCCCGCGACCGGTGCGCATCGCCGTGGCGCTCGCGCGGGCATAGCCGCCGCGCCGGCCGCTGCGCGCGCGCAGGTTCTCGCCGACCAGCAGCGCGGGTCGGCCCGCTCGTCCCGGCACGAAGCGCAGGGGCTGGCCCATGCGCTGCTCCCACAGCCGCGGGGTCAGCCGCCGCCCGCCGGCGCGCATCGCCCTGGCCGCCTCGGTCGGAATGGCAAGGAAGGTGGCATGCCGCGCGCGGATCAGCGCGCCCTCGGCATGGCCGCGGATGATCAGCGGCGCCTTCGACCACACCAGCCCCGCCGCCCCGAGGCTCGCCTCGCCCCTGGGCCAGACCTGTCCGCGCCAGGTGCGCGCCAGCCGCGTTCCCAGCCCCGCGCCTGTCACCTGCGCGCGCAGCTCGTCCTTGAGCCCGCCGGTCGCCTCGGCGACGGCGCCGCTCACCGCCTGCTCAGCCGCGGCCACCTCCTCGGCCATGATCTGCCTGAGATCGCCGATGGTGGTAAGCTCAAGCCTCATGGCCCGCGCAGCTCCGCCGTCCAGACGAGGCGCTCGGCATCGCCGAGCGGTTCGCCCTGCACGATCCACGCCTCGCCTGCGACTTCGATCGTGTCGCCGTCAGAAAGCAGCGGCACCTCGGCCATGCGCAGATCGGCAAGCGCGGTCGGCGCGTGCAGGCGGGTCTCGCCCCAGCCAACCACCCGGTCGGGACGGCGCAGCACCACCCGCACCGGCACAGGCGCACCGCTGCCGCCCGCCCGCCAGAGGCCATCGCGCGCAAGGTTGGGATCGGCGAAGAGATCGTCGATGGCCTCCGCGAAGGGGCTCATGCTCAGTTGCTCGAGAAGATGCGCACCGCGAGCCGCGGGCGCTTGTTGACAGGCAGGATCGACGCCTCGGTCTTGACCTCGATCGCGCTGCCATCGGGCCGGGCGATCTGCCGCGCGTAGATCGGCAGGCCGACCGTGTTGACCGTCTCGATCAGGTTGGCAGGCGCACCGTAGGTGACGAAGGTGTCGAGCGTGCCAAGCGGGAAGGCGATGCCTTCGCCGGAGGGGATCAGCGTTTCCGTTGCGCCGGTCGAGAGGGTGACGGTGGCATTGTACTCCTCGAACACGATCCCGGCGAAGGGGAAGCGCCGGCGCGTGTCCTCGCGCAGCGGCTGCGCCCCGGTCGAGGAATAGTACTTGTAGGCCTCCTCGACCTTGGCGTGACCGATCAGCCTGTCGAAGAACTCAGGACTGACGAGCGCGAGCACACCGGTCATGGTCTCGCCCTTGAGCTCGGTCTCGATCTTCCTGAGCACGTCGCGCACCTTGCCCTGGACCTGGGTGCCGGCGGTGCCGAGCAGGAAGTCCGTCTCCTGCTGCGCCAGCCCGAACTCGGTGAAGTAGTTGTAGAGCGTGGTGCCGGCGCCATCCCTGACGATGCCGCGCAGCGCGTTGACCTCCATGTACTCGCGCGTCTGGGCGTGCTTGACCCGCATGCGGGTGAGCTTGCGCTCCATGACGGTGGCGAGCGGATCGGCGGCGTCGGCGACGCCGAAACCGCGCACGCCCTGGATATCCTGCGGCGTGATCACGTCGTCGTGCGGGATCCAGGGCACCGTGAAGGAGCGCATGGAGCGCGTGTCGCGATTGGCGACGGTGGCGGGACCGCCCAGCGGCACGGTGGGCAGGAGGTTGAGCACGCCCTCGGCCTGCTCGATGACGACGGAGCGCTGGGTGATGCCATCGAAGCGGAACAGGCCCATTGTCCCAAGCCGCGTGTAGACATTGGGCAGGATGTTGATGGCCTGGGTCATCTCGGCGAGCGAGTAGCCGCCCGCGTCGAACGGGTTGATCATGGCGACCATGGGGTCGGGTCTCCTTGGGCTGGAACGGGCATGAAAAAAGCCCCGAGGCGGAAGCCTTGGAGCCGGTCAGAGAGTCAGAGGGGAAACGTGAAGATCAGGCGGTGTCGCGCGGCACGATGCCGGCAGCGCTGAGCTCGGCGTGTTTGGCTGCCGCCTTGGCCGCGTCATCGACGGAGGCGTCGAAGACGAGCGCCGCCCTGGACACGATCGCGGGCCCGCGGGCGATGACGAGGCCGGTCCTGTCACCGGCCGTGGCGTCGACCGCCTCGGTCAGAACGGCGCTTGCGACTTCCGCGCCCTCGTCACCGACAACCTGGGCCGCCGGCGAGAGCCGGTACTTGCCCGAAGCGGTGATCCGCCCGAGCACGGAACCGAGTGCATAGCTCGTTCCGGCCTTGAGCGTGACGGTCTCGCGGCAGTAGCTCGCATTGAGCTCATACTTGAGAAGATCGCCCAGCGTGGGCGGCATGGTCAGCGCGGGCATGGATCACCTCCTCATGCGTTGCGGTTGGTGGTCGCGGCGCGCTCTCGCGCACGGCGGACGATGGGGCTGTCGCCGCCGTTCGATGCCGGCGAACCGGCCGGTGACGGCGCCACGGCGACGACAGAGCTCGCCTCAGCGCGTGCCGCGAGGGCGTCAAGGATGGAGCTTCGCAGCGCATGCGGCGCCACTCCATTCGCCATGGCGTCGGCGGCGTCGATGGCGACGCCCAGCCGGGCGCCTTGGGCGGCGATCGCGGCGATCTCGGCATATTCGGCCCGGAGCCGCTCGGCTGCAGCCTCAGCCGGGGCTTCGGGCGAAGCCGGTGCGGAGACGGGAGCCGCCGGTGCAGGTTCCGGTGCCTGGCCGTCGTCCACCTGGGATTCCGGAGGATTGGAGGCGGGCGCATCCGTCTCGATGTTGGCGGCTGTATCGTTCGCCACTTCGGTATCGGTGGTCATGTCGAGCTTGCTCCTTGGAGGTTGAACGGCAGAGGTGCGCCGCTGGGCGCCTGCCTTCGCCGGGGCGAGACCCCGGCTTCGGACCGGTCGATCGAGCGTCGCGGCGAGGTCGGCGAGGGCCTGGTCGACGCTGCCCAAGCGGTCCGCGAAACCGATGTCGATACCGCGCCGGCCGCGATAGATGGCAGCCTGTGTTGCGCGGACCGCGTCCGGGCTCATGTTCCGGTTGCGCGCGATGAGCGCGACGAGTTCGTCATGCAGCGCATCGACATCGGCCTGGATGTCGGCGAAGGCCTCAGGCGAGAGCGGCTCGTGGAGATTGCCATCGACCTTCTTCGCGCCCGCGTGGATGAGCGTCCACTTGAGGCCGGCCATCGCGTCGGCGGCGCTCTCGTCGACATGGATGGCGACGACGCCGACCGAGCCGACCTCACCGGTGCGGGTAACGTAGAGACGGTCGGCGGCGCTCGCGATGGCGAAGGCGGCCGACAGCGCGCTTTCGCTCGCCACCGCCCAGAGCGGCTTCTGCGCGGCTTCGCGCAGGGACACGAGGCGATCGACCAGATCGAACAGACCGCCGACCTCGCCGCCCGGCGAGTCGAGCTCGAGCAGCACGGCGCGGGCCGAGGGCTCCGCGAAGGCCGCCGCGACGGCGCTGCCGATCGCGCCATAGTCGGTCGCGCCGAAGAGCGCCGTCAGCCAGTCGCCCCGGCCCACCAGCGGTCCGAGCACCGGCACCACGGCGATGCCGCTCTCGGTCACCGTGAAGCCACGCGATGCCGCCCGATCGGCGTCGGGGAGGATCGGCGTGATTGCAGATCGCGCATGGACGGTCAGATCGGCGGCGAGCAGTCCGTCGAGCGCGCGCGGCGCGATCGCCAGCGGCTGGCCCAAGAGCCGAGCGAGATAGGACCGATGCATCATTGGCACGTCCTTAGGCGAGGAGCCTCGTACGGACGCGCGCGGCGATCGCGGTCATGTCGAGGCGAATTTCTGCGTCGCCGATGCGGGCGGTCAGAACATCCTGCCCCGCCGTCTCCAAGGGCGAGTGACCGATGATCGTAGCCGCACGCGACACGGGAAGCCCCAGTACCTGCAACTGTTTGATCGCAGCCAGATGGATGGCGTCCCGGAGCGTGAAGGGACGGTGAACGCCGCGCCGCGTCGGATGGATCGGATTGACATATTGCAGATTGATCCATTTGTGGATGCACGCCGGGCTGACGCCCGTGGCCGCGCAGACCGCATCGATCGTGAACGTCCGTTCGGTCATCACGACCTCCTCAGGTGTCGAGAGATTGCGCTTCCGTCGCGGGGACGGATTCATCCGTCCCGGACGGGTCGGTTGGGATGGACGCCTTGCCAAAGGCAAGCCCGAGCTGGCGCTCTCGCGCACGGTCCGCAGCGATCTCGGCGTCGACCTGGTCGGCGTCATAGCCGCGCTCGGCGAGCGCCTGGGTGCGGCTCTTGAGCCCCGCCTCGATCTGCTCGATCTCGGCGCGGGCATCCTTCAGCGGATCGACCCAGTCCCATTTGGGCGGCAGCCAGGAACAGGCAATGTGGTCACGGCGGCGCGCCTCGTAATCGGGAAGGTCGAGAGTG